ATTATAAACATTGCGAGATATTGAAAAATCTTATTATCTTTGCCCTACTCTTTCCTCATAGAGTATGAAAACGAACTGCAATAGCAGGCAAATATAACCACCACTATTACTCGAAACAGTATGNNCGCAGATTAAAGGGTTTCTTGCCATATATCTCCTTACGGCCATCATTGGTGTTGCCTATAGCTTATACCTCGGCTTGAAAGCCTATAATATATTAGGAGAAGACCTGTCAAGCAATATTGCAATCGCAAATATATTTACCATTTTCACACTTTGCTACACAGGAGTATACACCATCTATGCCTTTATTAGACGCAAGGCTGATGCCGTATTCTATGCTAAGGCCTATGCAGGACTGATGATCTTTGCTAACATACTGATACTCATCACTTCCCTTACAAAAGGACACTTGACGGCTGACTGCCTGCTTTACCTCGGTGGTCTCTGCCTCGGAATCATCTGGATGGGCTATTTGTTTGTTTCAACCAAGGCGAAGGAGGTTGTTCCCTCAGCCTGTCGTAATGCGCCACAAATGAACCGAGCAGTCATAATAGGCCTGTTCACCACATCAGTCGTGCTATTCCTCTTAGGAACACCAGATTTAGTAATGAACTTTACAACCAAAGCTAAGCAGAAAAAAGAGATGCTTAGTAGGAAGCTACAGCCTAACCAACGTACCAATGGAGTGTTTATCTTTACAATTCCAAAAGGTTTCACCTGTAATAGAGAACAGCCTAAAGAAAAGTTACCTATCGACCCTTTGTTCGGATTACACAATAAATACGTTGGTGATGCGAGCCTAACTGCATTCTATTTATCTGATGAATATACAGAAAAAGTTTATAGGAATTGGGAAAAAGGAATACTCAAAAGTTTCGATGACGTTTCTCCTCAACTGATTGCAGAGGGTCAAGAGAATATTAATGGCAACACTTG